TCTGACCCATGGTGTGGGTACGGACGCCCTGCCGCTCCAGATGGTAGCGCGCGATCTCCAGCCCCGAACGGCTCCCGAACATCTCGCCGCCGTCAGCCGGGGCCGAGCGGCTATCGGAAATCCGGACAGATAGCGCTCCGACCATCGCGCGCCGGAACTTGTCGCGCTCATCGAGGGTGACGGTGCCGGGCGCGGTGCGGCTGTTGTTGATGTCGGGCACGGTGTTGCGCTCCGCGAAACGGCGGGTGACCTCCGAGAGAAGGCTGTCCGGGGTGAACGGGGTGGTTTCGTGACGAACCATCAGCTCGCGCGCGTCGGCATCGCCGAGCCCGCGGCAAACCTCGCTTATGCGAGCCATCGTGACTGCGAGCGAGCGGCCCTGATCGACGACGGTCAGAGCGGTCGAAGTGTCGTCGGTGTTCGAGATAGTGTCGGTCGTGGTGGCGTCGACGTTGTCGTCCGCCGCCGTATCGATGGCATCGGCCATGATGATCTCCGTAGTGTCGGTGGACGCGGCGACGCCGCGGATCGTGCAGGGGTGCTTGCCGCCCTGCTCGGCGCTCCGGGCACGCACCTGCGCGCCGGCATCGAAGGGCACGGCGACCATCGAGAGCTCAACCGGCTCCCAATCGACAGCCAAGAGGTGCGGCTTCTCCGCTTCCTTCTCCGTGCGCAGATAGGTGTGGACCATGTACCCGACGCTGACGCTCCGGATGTGGCCTTCAATGATCTTCTGGTTTGTGTCAGCGACGTCCGGCGCGCGCGACAGGCTGACGCGGGCGCGACCCTCCCCATCCGACAGCGACACGCTGCCCGGCACGACGGACCCGAGGACCGACCGCAAAGAGTAGTCCTGATGGCTGTCGAGGAGGCAGGCGCCAGCCTGGAGGCGACCGAGGCGCACCGCGCTCGGCTCTAACGATAGCTCCTCGACATAATATTCGCCGTCGTACCAGTCGAAGCGGAGTCCCGCCGCGCCCGTCGTCCAGACGAGTTCGATGGAATTGTCTTCCTCGCGATAGGAGGCGGGCGCAATGATGGCGGCGCGCTGCATCATGGGCGCGTCGATGGCGCGCCCGGTCAGCACTCCCGTAGGTGCGGTCATGTTCAGGCTCCGATGTTCGGGTCGGCTGCGCCGTTGATCTGGGCCGGCGTGAAGGGGTCGCCCTTGAAGGCGAGATGGAGGTTCTGCTGCGCCTTCAGATCGTCAGCCGCTTCCTGAAGGTGCGTCTCGAAGTCCTGCCCGCGCTCGTTCACCTTCTCGCGTCGGTTGGCGACGCCGATCTGCATCTCCAAAAGGTCTGCCTTGGCGTCCTCCAATCGGCTGATCGTCTGGAACGGGGGCGGGGTCCACTTCATCTCAGGAAAGCGGTTGCCGTGTCGGCCCGTGCCCAGCCCGACCTCGCAAAAGGCTTCCCAGACCCAGACCAGCACGCGGGGGATCAGGGCCAGCCATTGAAAGGCACCGATCGACAGCTTGTACTCGTTGGCTCCGGCCCGGTAGCTGCTGAAATTGACGTTCGACAGGTCACCCGTCACCCCCTCATAGGTGACACCCGCGCCCGCCGCGATGCGAATGCCACCCCAGCGCAGGAAGTCGCTAAAGCCTCCAGCCGCCTTGGGCTCGCCGAACTCCATTTTTTCCCCTGGCCGACCGTAGTTGATCATGCCGGGATAGAAGGACTCGATGCGTGCCTGCTCGCCGTCCGACATTGTCGCGGTGCCGGGCTGCACGTTGCCGGCGGTGAACTCCTCGCCATCGATGCCCTGCGCGACGAAGCCGACAAAGCAGCTCTCCATGCGCTTCCGGACGCCTTCGGCTTCGAGATAGTCGTCGACCCCGTCGAGCGCGTCCATGATCGGCTCGAAGTGCGACCGGCCCCGCCACTGGCCAGGCTCCTCGCGCATGAAGAGGTGCTTGACGAAGCGCGCTTCGACCCTCTCCGAGGCGTTCGGATCGAAAGTGTCCAGATCTTCGAGCGCCTTGCGGAAGTGATAGGCCACTGGACGCCCGGCCTCATACTCAACGCCGTGGCGGATATTGTCGCCCGCCTTGCTCGCGTTGAGCTGGTCGACGCTCAGCACCTGAAGTCGAAGCGGGTTGACGTCGAGGCTCGCAGTGTCGAGCCGCTTCACGACGAACACCTCGCCGTCCAGCAGCCAAGTGCGAACGATCAGCCGCTGGAGAGCGTAGAAGTCTTCGACGCCATCCCAGTCACAGACCTTGCACCACGCGTTCCATGCTTTCAGAAACTTGGGGCTCTTCACCGGTGAGCCGGTGATGCCGAATCCTACGACGTTGTTGAGCAGCGTCGCCATCGCCTTTCGAGCGAACGGGTTGAGGCGGAACGTGCGACGGATCCGCTCGCGGGTGAGCCGGTCCATCGGCGCAACCTTGGCACCTCGACTTCGAACTCGATCGCCCGGTGTGTTGATGCGAAAGTCATCCTGAAAGCGCTGACCACGCATGGCAGCCCGCCTTTCGATGGCGTCGACCTGCTCCAGCTGGACGCGGGCACGAGCGCGAGCGGCACCCCATGACGGGGAAACTCCCGCGATCGTGTTCTCCAGCCACTTCACCGGACGACGCGGCCTACCGAAAAGCGCGTGCGAGGCGTGACCTGGCTGGCAGCCGCCGCCAGCTCAGTCTTCATGTCCGCGCGTAGCCGGCGCATCTCGTCCAGAGAATGGAAGTCGGTCCGCCGGCCATCGGCAAAGGTGACGCTCTTGATGCCCGAGACGATCGCCGCGTCGAGCTTGTCCAGGTCGGTCTGCTGGAACGCCATCAGCGCCTCCGTCCTTGCGCCCAATTGGGCCTTGCCTGCACCCACGGCTTGCGACCGGAGCCACTTTGAGGTGCCGACGACCGCGCCGGGGTTGATGCCGGCGCCGGCCGGGGCGGCTCCGGATCGGGAGGTGGCGGTTTGGGCTTCTCGTGCTCACCGTAGAGCTTCGACCACTCCGTCTCGCGCCAGCGGTCCACGCCTAGCGAGATCGCCACCGCCCGCGCGTACACCGCGTTGTCGAGCGCCTCGTTGCGGTCTCGATTCTTGTGCCACTCGCGCCGGAAGCCGCCGCTGCGCAGCCGGATGATCCGCAGCTCCTCCGCGACCAGCTGCTTGATCCATTCGTCCGTCGTGCCGTCCGGCAGGTAGACGTACCCGTCAGGATACGCCTCACCGTCGACCGGCTTCTCCTTCTCGAGGTCGCCGAACAGCTCGAGCTTCAGCATGGAGGTGCCGACGTTCCACAGCCGGACGCCGCGCTTCAGCTTGCGGCCGTTCTGCGTCACGTCCTGCCACGATGGCGCGCCGATCGGCTGGTTCGCCGCCAGCGCGTGCCGCCCCTTCACAGCCATCGCGAAGCCGGGGTGCCGACGCGCCCAGGCGTAGACCTCCATCGTGTTTTCGCCGTCGCCAGTGTCGATCGCAACCCGCGCCAGCCGCATCTCGCGGCCGTCTTCCGCCTCCCAGGTACGCGCGACCTGCTCGTCCAGCTTTTTCCAAGTCGCCTTGTCCGAGATGGACCCGAACACCTCGACCCGCTCCACGAACTCGCGCCGCCCGCCGGGCCCGAAAGCCCATATGTCGAGGTCGATCCGCCCGCCGCCGCCGCGCTGCACGTCCGCCGCTCCGATCAGCAGCCCGGCCTTTGCCGACGGTGTGCCCAGCCGCATCGCCTTCTCGCGCCGGTCGTATAGCCGCTGCCACTCCGGTGCTTCGCCTCGCTCGGCCCAAGCCTCGCCGAGTACCTGATTGACGAAGGTGCGGAGCAGGTTCGGGTCCTTGCGGACCTCCATAAACTCCCGCGCAATCTCGAGCCACGCCGCGCCGGGGTGCTGGCTGTACGCGGCCCAGATATGGAACGACCGGTGCCGCGGGAACGCGGCGGGGTTGTGCGCGCGCCATTCGCCCGCCTCGTCCATCGCCGCCTTGTCAACCTCGTCGATGTCGCAGCCGTTGACGCACCGGTACCAGGCTCGGGTTGGCGCCTCCTTCGGCTCCCATCGGATGCCCGGCCCCGTGCCGTCCCCGAATACCAGCTGCTGCATCTCGCCGCAGTGCGGGCAGGGAACGTATCGATATTCCTGGCTGCCCTGCTCGAACAAGGCGTCGATCCGGCTGAAGCCCTTCACCTTCGGGGTCGAGCCGGCCGCGCTGAACCGCCGCGGACTGGTCAGGTTGCGCTTGAACGCCAGCCGGGCGGGGTCGCCTTCCTCCTTCGACGCCCAAGGATAGCCGTCGCATTCCTCGAGAAGCACGTCGTCGGCGGTGACGCGCCGAAACTCCTTGGGCGAGTTGGCACCCTTGATCTGGATCCAGCCGCCCTTGTACCGCTTCGCCCGGATCTGGTTGTCGGCGTGCCGCGGCTTGAACGTCGCCACGGTGCGAACCACCGGCCATTGCAGCACCGGGTCGAGGTCGTCGCGGCTGAACTTCTCCGCATCGTCGATCGTCGGCTGGTAGAACAGCTGCCGCCGCGGATCGTGCTTGATGGCCCAGGCGACGAAGCATTGCAGGATCGTCGAGTAGCCAATGCGGCTGCTCTTCCGGCACGACACCTGCTGCGTGTCGAGGTCGGTGAAGGCGTCGGCCATGTCCGACTGGAACGGGAACGGCCGGATGCGCTGTCCATCGTCGGTCCGGGCATGCTCGGCCATGAACCGCGACAAAGGCGGGCGCTCACGCGGCTTGCAGGCCGCAAACCACGCGCGCGCCAGGGCCGCGCCATGCGCCCCCGGTGCCCGGAAGCTGTCAGGCTCCTTGGTCTTCGGCGGGCTCTTCTTCATCAAGGCCCCCGCCGCGCGCCTCCTCGATCCGCGTCATGCTCAGGTCGGCGAGGACGTTGTTGATCTCGGCGTCGATGCGGCCGCGCAGCCTGACGTCGGCCCCGGCAATCCGCGCGCCGACCTGCTGGAGCTGGGCGACGATCATGATGATGACGCCCGCACCGGCCGCGGCCATGTCCGGCAGCGAGGCCAGCTCGCGTCGGCGCTCGGCATTGTCCATCGCCTTGCTGTCGGCCTGCTCGCGGGCGAGCCGCGCCTGCTCCTGCTCCTTGTCGAGCCGCTCGGGATCGCGCTCGTCGCCCTCGTACTTGCGCAGGCGGTAGGCGACGAACGCCTCGACATACTCCTCAGCCGTCGCGCCCGGTCGCGGCATGTCGCCGGCCTGCATCCGGTCTCGGACCCAGCTGTCCGACATGCCGACCAGCCAGGCGACGTCCGCACGGGTGAGCATTTCGCCGTCGATCGCCAAAGTGCCGCCTCCAGCTACTCAGAAACCGCAGAAATCAGCCGGAAACGCTGTCAAGGCGGCGGCACCATAGGCAATCTCGTGCCTAGCGGCTTTCCGCGCCTTTGCCTCCCGCATACGGAAAGGGGCCGGGAAGGACCCAAGGGGGAGGGGGTGAGCCGGGAAAAGACCGTGCCAAATTGACGCAGGGCAGGCGAAAATGCGACGAAACGCGCCCACATACGACAAGAGCCGCAAGCCTCGCGGGCGCGGCTCTACCGATTGACCTTTCCTGCCACTTAGCTGCGCACCAGTCAATGGGCTACAGCCTGCGCCACATGGCGATAAGGCTGGCGGTGAACGCAACCGTCGTCCGACGACCGGCTATTCGTGGCGAGCCGCGAGCCCGCCCTGCCTGCCTCTTCGTCGAACCGGCAGACGTTCTCGTACACGTCCCAGTAGAGGCGGGGCGTCCGGTCCTTCAAACGCTGGAGCTCGTCCAGCGCCTCCTGCTGTGACATGCCCTCGACCATGCCGTCGACGACGTCACGCGCATGGTCGGTCGCGCGCAGCTGATTGTCGGCCCGCGCCCATAGCTTCTGCGTGTAGCGTATCGCCCGCTGCTGCGGCTCGCCGAACAGCCCCGCAGGATCGCGGCCGATCCATCGCTCGATCGCGGTGCCGCCCCGGTTCACCAGCACATCGTACGTCTTCATGCGCTCGCCCAACTCACCCGACAGGTCGACGATCTTGCCCAGCGCCAAGCTGCCGATCTGCGCCTCTGGCACGCCAATGCTGCGACCCAGCTCCTGAGCACGCTGCTGATCCGTCTTCATCGGCCGCTTGATCTTGGTTGACCGCTTCGCGTTGCCCCGCCCCATCTTCATCACTCCGCTCTCGCCTTGTCCGTCATGCTCTTGCGATCCGCCATCACCGCGGGTGACACCCACTGCCGCGCCGTCTTCGCCCCACAGGCCCAGCACCAGATGATCTGTGGTGGCCGTTGCTCCACCGTCTCATCACGTGCCCCACAGGGGCAGGCGTAGAAGGTGCGGCCTTGGTGCCACCGAGCGGCCTCATGCGGCACGCCGGGCGACCGGGTTGCCGTACATGCGGTTCTGCATGTCGATCGCGTCGCGCAGCGCATGCGTGTCGTGC